ATTTGGCGGGTCATCGGAATCGTTTCTCCGGTAACCTTGCTTATCGCGACCCCCAATCCCTTTGCAGGGTCAGTACCGGGACTAAGCACGACAACTCCATTGTCACTCAAGAAGAAGGTTTGCGGGCCTGACTGAGCGATACTCTTGCGAGCTACGCATCCATGCTGGCGGGTGATCTCGTAAGTATTGGCGGCAGAAGTTGTCGCAACATTGTTAATCAAGTGTATGGAGTTGCGAAAAAAAACAATCAACTGGTCTTCTTGGTAGGGTATGAATCCGACAAGAAAATCCGCGCTTCCCTTGTTTAATCTAAATTGCGAGTCAGCGGCAGTAAAGTTATTACTGTCAAGTAGATCCGACATAAATACGCTATAATTACTATCTCCACCCGTTGGATTTGTTGTTTTGGGGTTTGCTATAATAAGTCTGTTTCTAAAGCTGATACCAAAGGTTGTATTTGGACAGGCTATGCCCGCACCACTTGCTGATCCTGTTTTAACTGTAAAGTCACTCGGAGAACTAAAGTCTCCGTCCCATTCAAGTGGTCGTTTTGCAGTACCACGAAACAAGATTAACTTTTCAAAGTTTTGTACGAAACTCGCTCCGTCTGCTTCCGCAACAACTTCTCCACCGGGATAATCAATCGCAATGCCCGAATTGTTTGCGTCATTCCATATGATCGCTTTGTCCTTGGTTGCCACTACGACAAACTCTACACCCGTTGCAGGGTCGCTGAATAAAGTGCTACAAAATATTTGTTCAGTCCCCGCTGAGTAGGTAAGCGTAACTGCGCCAGCGAGGAAGTCTATGCCCTTGCGTGTCTCCGCCAAGTCGCCAACCAATCGCATATTCTCGGAAGTCTCTACGAATCCACCTTCGAGCGAAGTCTTCTCCTGGTACGAATCGATACCGCGAAATCCACGATCCCCCTCGCTGAGTACCTGATCGTCAAGCTTTCCATATGAACGGTATCTACTCATTTGCGCTTCTTGAACTCCTGCCAAAGTTTTACACCCATGAATATGATGGTGAGCGTACCCGCGACCACTCCGACAACTTCATGCAAAGAACCCGAAAAGGTTGCGAGCGTTCCCCCTATGCCAATCAAACAATCTTTATCTATCATCGTCTTCCTCCGGGTGTGAAATAAAAACCTACGATCATGGGGAGGACAACGGTTGCTTGGAAGAGCGCAATATGTCCTGTTGTAACGACCAAAGGGGCTTGCTCTGCTGGAAAACTGAGGAGTCCGAAAAGAAACTCTCTCCGCCCTTCTCCTGTAATGTTTGTTGTACTGATGAGCGGTACGCTTGGGTAGACGGTTGTAATACAGGTGATGAACGCGAGCGTAGACATCCCAATAAGAGCGAGCATCCGCCTAGTAGCGCGAGTGAACGCACCACCTGGGCCTGAGTTAAGACTCTTCTGATATTCAATTGCAAATTCATTGTTTCGCGCCTCCCGCGCCATTTCCATTTCGTACTTCTGCTGACGAGAATCCGTCATCGCTCCGAATACACCCTTGAGGATCGACCCCATTGCGGCAGACCCTCCCCCGGTCAGGAACAAAGCAAGAAGCTCAAACATTATTTTTCAGTCCCTCCGCCATTAAGCCCGTACCTCAAGTTATCTACGTGTCCGTCAATCTTATCCACTCGACCTTCAAGATGTTGGATCTTCATGTCCTGTTGGGCATCGGCTGGTAGCGCGCCAATTTCCCCTCTAGGCCATTTCACTCTAAATTCGCTATTCAGTTCCATCTCATGTTGCATTCGGTCTAAATCCATTTCGATTGTGTTTAGTCGATTGACGATGACCGAGTATCCCCAAACCGCAGTACCTACCAAAGCTATTACTTTGGCTGCAAATGCAAGTTGCACCTTGGCTGATGCGTTTTCGTTTATTTCACCTTTTTCGCTCACTTCTTACCTATCAGTTCAAAAATTCTCTTCACGTCATCGCGCCGATCCTCGGCAAGCTTTTCGAGGTTGCGGATCTTCTCGTAATGCCGGGCTACCCCGATCTCCAGCTTTGCATTCTTGGCTTTTTGCACGTCCACTTCTTCCTTTATTCGCTTCAGAAAAAATCCGATTACGCTTACCGCAACCGAGAGTCCGAGGAATATGTAGGTTTCCACTTGGTTATCCTCCCGGTGGAGTTGGTGTCCAACTAGATTGGTCAAGGATCGTCAGTATTTGCGAATGCGTGTAAGTGTCCTTGCCATACAAAAAGCGAGGTTTCGCGCCCTCGTACTTTACGAAGGTTTCATCCCTCGCAACGTTGTATCGAAGGGTTTCGGCACTCGTCTCGAATACTTGACTGAAGTCAACGTCAGCGACGTCTTCTTGATCAATTATGCAATATGTTCGGCTCATGATGGGACGGTGTTTGAATATGTAGGCCCGTTCGTGCCTGTCGCATTGTTACCACCTGAGCCTTGGTCAACGACTGTTCCGATAACGTCTCCATTAGCTGGTGCGCCTCCCCCTGAGTCGGTGTCGCCTGTTCCGTCTCCCATCCGATACCAGGCTACAGGACTGAGTGGAGCAAGGTCACCAGGCACTCCACTATTGTAAATGCTTGTAATTTGCGATGAAGACAGTACGGAATCAAAAACTGCAAACTCATCAATCAGTCCGTCAAATGGGTTGAATCCTGCTGCGGTTGTCGTGGCATGACCTGCAACGAATGTAGTGCTTGTGGAAAATGCTGACCTTGAGTAGCTACCTGTCCCGTCACTCGATCCGTTTACGTAAATCGTGACTGCGCTTCCACCTACTCCACCTGATGCGTCATGGGCTAGGGTTATAGCGACGTGATGCCAATTTGAATGAGACAAAGTCGTTGACCCCGAAATTCTTGCCGCCCAAATTTCAAGAGACAACTTGCCATTCAGCAACTCCATTGCCCGCATTTGCCCGTTGGTAAAGTTTCCCCAACCCCCTACCAAACGATAACCACTCACGGATGCGCTGTCGGGATAAATCCATGCGGAAATGGTGAAGTTTGCATCGATTGCCAAAGCTGACGTTCCCATAGCCAAGTAGTCATTCGTCCCGTCAAAGCTTGCGGACATCGTTGATGGATCGAAACCTCCACCTCCTGCGGGTCTGCCCGAAGCGGTTGACGCTTTTCCTCCGCCCAAGCCAAGCCCGAGCGATATGGTCGAAGAACCCACGCTTAGACGTTGTAAGCGATTACCGCACCACTTGTAAGATCGATGCTCGTAAAGTTGCCATACAAGACCATCCCTGCCGCAAGCTCGGTTGCGTCCTGTCCGGTACAAATGTCATCGAGGTTCGTGATGTTACTCGCTTGCGCGGCAAGCACGGTTGTTTCCGTTGCCTGGATGGCAAACCAGTTGCCCGTGACCACGTCCGTTCCGTTTATATAAATTCCGCCATTAAGACCGAGTCCTCTATATTCGCTTGTAGATGCCATGATGTATATTCCTTGTTATGCAGGAGCGGCTATTGTCGTTCCGTAAGTTTCAATTAAAAGTGGTTGGGATTGTCCTTCTTGTCTTTCGAGCATATCTAGCTCAATCTGTAAAATTTGTTCCGCTTGTTGAAGCGCAACTTGTCCTTTTTCAGCTTGTCCGTCTGCGGTTAGCCAGTCCGAATACGCAGCTTGTACTACATACTCTGCAAATACGTATGGAAAGTCATCGGAGTCGGAAGCGTATTCGGGAAAAGGTATGCGATAATATACCCACACCGGACTCGTTGACGCGCGGTTGGGCAAGATAGCTTCTCCATAATCGCTTGCTCCCGTGACGTATATGTTTCGATACGCGACGTCCGTAAAATTGCTACCCCCATAGGGGTCTTTGTCAGTCACTCGGAATACTTCGCTTATCGTAGTGCCAAAGTCCAGGTAACTAAGCATATTCGCAGTTGCAGTTGCTCCCGAGCCTGAGCCTCCGCTAAAGCTTACCGCAGGGGCAGAGACGTATCCCGTGCCATTTGCAGTCACCGCAACTCCATTTACTTCCCCATCGCTATTGATAGTCGCAGTCGCAGTTGCCGCTCCCGCTACCGTAACGGTTGGAGCGGAAGTGTATGAAGCTCCTCCGCTACCCACGTCTATGCTCCTGACACGAAGATCAGGTACAACTTGCGTAAGGCGTGAAACGAATGGCCATGCGGTACGAGTCCATGCCAAGCGTCCAAAACGATTGAAACTTCTCAAAGCCGCAGTAGATTCTGCGGTGAGTAAGGAATCAACCCCAATAAGGTTTGTTAAATTAGTAGTGAGCGCTGAAACCGTTGTTCTTCTCATGCCAGTCCCAAACCTCCATGAAAGGTCTTCTTGTCAAATGATTTGGTCTTCAATGCGGGATTGTCACGCAGGAACTCCTTGACGAATTG